CCGTTGGACCTCCAGGGGGCACATTTTTGACAGAGGGGCGGAATTGGTAGACGCAACAGTTAGCTGGTGTCGGGCTTGAAGGTAGCACCTTCATAAGCTATCGCGCGGTAGAGCCGACAATTGCAGGTTCAAACCCTGCCTCTGTCAAACACGGGCTGAAATAACGCCCCAAGATAGGGAAGCGCTATCCGCAACTCCCCGATGCGTGAAACGGGGGTAATTTTTAGGAGGTTGCCATGAGCGATCTGTTTGACAATAAAGATAACGTACCGGCAATTGTGATGGAAAACCGCGAGGATGCCTTGCTTGCCAAGGTGCTTGAGTCTGGCAACATTGACGTACTTAAAGAGTTTGTCGCGCTTCGGAATGCACAAGAAGAACGGCAAGCCCGTATTGCTTTCGAGGAAGCGTTTAGCCAGATGCGGGCAGAACTTCCAAGCGTAGGCAAACATAAAGACAACGGAGCTACCAAAAGCAAATACGCTCCCATTGAAGATATCCAGCGGGCTTGCGATCCTATCATTCACAGATTCAAGTTTTCATATTCGTGGCGTGAAGAGGCACTTCCTGAAGGCAAGCGCGTATTCATGGACATTTCAGGATACGGACATACCCGCACAAACTATTTCGACTGCCCGAAGATTTCAGGCAACAATGCACAAAATGCCATTCAGGTTGCTGGAGCAATGTCCACTTACGGACGGCGCTATACTTTCGTTTCAGGTTTCGGCGTGATAGTTGAAGGTGAAGATTCTGACGGCCAGATCACCGATGACATTGAGCAGTTGAGGCTCGACTTGACCGCGCTGCTTGAGGAACGCGATAATAACAAACAGTTGAAGCTTCCGCAAAATGCCTACGATATCATCAGCGCTGAACTCAAGAAATCTGTTGAACAGATGGACGTTTCCAGGATGAAGGCATTTTACAAACGGGCAAAGGAAATGGTAGGCAAGAAATGAGCGACAATAATATTGAACAGCGCACCGACGAATGGTATCAAGCGCGTCTAGGCTTGCTTGGATGTTCACGTCTGGCAGATGTACTAGCTCAAGGCAAATCTGGCCAGCCGTCGGCTACCCGCAAGAACTACATGATGGAATTGCTTATTGAGCGATTGACCGGAGAACGTAAGGAAAGTTTTACAACGCAAGAGATGCAACGTGGAATTGACCTTGAGGACGATGCGCGTGTTGCTTATGAACTTGAAACCGGGAACACTGTCACCAAACATGGCGGTCAAATGCATCCATCAATCCAAGGTTGGTGGGGATCGCCTGACGGTCTTGTAGGCAATGATGGAATGATAGAGATAAAATGCCCTAACACGGCAACGCATATAAGTACATTATTGGATTCATGGGTTGATACAAGATACATTTATCAGATGGCCGGATATCTTGAAATATTTGACCGTAAATGGATTGACTTTGTATCTTATGATGATCGCTTGCCTGTCAATCTTTCAATGAAGATAATCAGATTCAACCGATCAGAACTTGATATTGATAAAGTAAAGAATGGTGCTATTCTGTTTATTGATGAACTGAAATTGCTTGAGTACGAATTGAGGAGGTTTGCGTAATGCGTGAAATAAAGTTCAGGGCGCCTGATTCAATTACTGGTCAATATGTTTATTTTACACTTAATCAATTAGGACAAACAGCCACGTGCGATATGGGACTATCTCTTGATTTATCAAAGTCTGAACAATTTACCGGGCTCCGCGAGAAGAACGGCAAGGAGATTTACGAAGGGGATATAATTAAAGGTGATGTAATTTTAGAAGTTGTATTTAATAGTTATTCGTGGGCTGTTAAAATAAATAGTATGTATTATAATTTTGCAGATTGTGATTTAGAATCTTGCGAAGTAATCGGCAACATCCACGAAAACCCCGAGCTTTTGAAATGAAGCTTGAACTGCTCAAGGCTCAACGGATCAGAACCGGAAGCGCTGATATATTTTCATGCGAGATACCAAAACTTTATATTGAAACATACAAGGAGATAATCCGAAAGAACCCCGAGCAGGTTTATGTAATGATTGCACCAGTAAAGAAAAGGAGGTCAACGGGAGATCAAAGCCAAAACCATAGGTTGAACGGTTTCATTCAACAAATCTGTGTAGCCACCGGCAATGAGTTTGACATGATAAAGATGTTGGTTAAACTTCGGGCAATTGATAAAGGATATCCGTTTATAACATTGCCGACAGGTGACAGGTTTCCACAATCTGAAAGTGAGGCGACAGTTGGAGATTGCTGTATTCTTATAAATGAAGTAGAGCAACTGGCTGCCGAGGAAGGAGTAGCACTTCAAGAATAAAACAAGCCCGCCGATAATGACGGGCTTTTATTTATCTGCTTTCCAATGCTTTATCAAGCTTTTTGTCTATACGTTCCATCAAATCATGCAATGCTTCTATGTCTGCGGTAATCTTAACCAAATCCATATCATGACACGATATCTTATCTTCATTTGTTCTGCCCTTGCTGGCTATGTTCTCAAGTTGCTTTTCAAGATTGTCAATCCTTTGCATGAGTCGGCCTCGGCTTTCTGCTTCTTTATTTCGTGATATTGCGAAACCTATTACTAATATGACAGCCGAGATTATAGTTGCCAGTAGTTCGATTGATATGCTCATTATTAGCTCGTTTGGTACATCAAGGATACATATATCGTAGAAGTAGATACAAAGTTAGTTTGATCTAATTGTGTCCTTCCTCCGGCATTGGTAATTTCTTCTAATTGTATCTGCCCTGAAGTTAATACAACACATTGAGCAAAATCAGCAAATGAAACACCGCTCATTCTTAACGATCCTGATCTTGATTGACCAGACGGAACGTAAGGCAAAGATTCTATATATGATCCTCCTGTAGACGTTCCCTTATCTGATAAAGATATTCTGGCTGTAATGAAAACCCAATCGCCCAACTTCAGAAACTCACCTGCCTGTGCTGAGTATGTCAAGCCTACGCTTGCACCGCTGAATGTCAATGTTGGAGTAAATGTGCTTGAAATAGCTATTTCTGAAAAAACAGCATCCGATAATGTAGCTATTGTTGCTTGTTTGCTTGCCCCAACAGCTTCAACTTCAAGCACATCAGTTGAAATCAAGGATGATATTACTGAAAGCTGACCTATTGTTTTTGTAGCCATTTATGCACCTACCCTTCGTATATCACCGTCTGTCGTAAGCCTAGTTGACCCGTCCGTAGTGATACGGGTAAATATCTCGCCACCATATTTGCGTATGCCCAAAGTTATCGTTCCAAGGTCAAGGTTGAATACCTTGCTTATCACTTCGCATTTTCTTTCACCGAACCAAGTTACATGAGGCCGGTTGATGGTAATGTCTGCAAAATCACCGACTTCAACATTGTAATATTTTATCGGCACTTCAATTTCAAACCTTGCGCGGATGTCTCCTGAGTAGTCAAGTATCTCATCTGAAAAATCCTGAGCTGATGAAAGATCGGGCAGGTAGGTATCAAAGGTACGCTCGTTATAAACCTTGTACTTTTCATAAATGGCCGCTTCCTGTGAAGTGTCGTTCAGGTAGGTAAAGGCTGATCCTGTAGTAGTCCAGTCCTTTGCGTATCCTACACGGGTTGAAGTTATAACCTCGCTCGGGTCATATGTTGCAGTAGGATTGTTTAGTATATCACTGTTTGGAATTGTAAACATTGCTGGATCAGTTGAACGGATAATCTTGAATCCATACTTTCCGTCTGGATCAACTATAAATGTTCCGAAAGTAGATTCACATATACCTTGGATGATATCTATTGCCGCCATGCCTGAGGTTATCGCTATCGTGACATTGCTTGCCCGTGCTTTAGCCGCTTCCCACAATTGTATATTGTAGTAAAGCGCATTGTACGGTATTGCGTAGTTGTCTAAAAGAATATCCTCGATAGCCTGAAGAGCATTGCAGGCCGTGCAGGTGTATGCAACTTTTTTTGTAAGACTTTTTCGTCTATCCTTGAATGATACCGTGAACCGTTCTTCATTCAGCGATAGTGTTTCCACAAATCCGGTAAACAACCGAACGTATTCAGAATAGTCCTGATCTGCAAAACCTATCGATACCCGCGCCTGGTTGCCGTATACATTATAGTTTTCACCGTATTGATCAAGTTCACCATCGGCATTGTTGATATCTACTGATCCACCTTCATATTGTATCTTTCCCCAAAATAACGGATCGCGTGATTTCGATATGGACGGAACAGATAACAGTCTGGATTCATATAACTGGTTTGCATTTATCGGGGTAAAGCCTTCCTTTGAATACCCTGAAACAACACCAACCGATATCTGATGAAGGTATGGAGAATCCCACCCAGGACAAGTGATATAAAGGTTCTCACCATCCCAGTAGAATGATTCCACGTTTTCGGAACATTCAAGAAGTGTATCAGCTTGCGTCAACTGTATCGAATCGACTAGCACCGATCCAACGTTTGATATTGACTGGACTACAGAGAATCCACTGAGCAGACTAGCATCCACCCATGGATATAGACCATTGACGTTGACAACCCAAACACCTGCGCCGTGGTTAATCCATAATGAGTTAATTTGTGTTATGTCCAAGTCAAATAAAACCCGCAGGTTGTTTACTGACTTATCAGCGCGTTCCTGGAATGTCACTTCAATACTCGATTATGATGATACCGGAACCGCCAGTTCCACCAGCAGATCCACCGCCACCAGTACCGCCAGTTCCACCAGCACCTACAGTGTATGATATCAATGCCCCTGGAAGTGTATTTATAACAGAAGCCATAACAAGTGATATATTTGTTCCTCCACCACCTCCGCCTGAACCAGCGCCTACTCCTCCTACTCCGCCGCCACCGCCACCTCCATATCCGCCTACCGTTCCAACGCCAGTAGTTCCGGCTCCTCCTGCTCCGCCACCAAGACCTCCAAGCCCGTTTAATGTTCCTGGAGAACCATAGCAACCAGCGCCACCAGTAGGCCCAGCTCCTCCTGCTCCGCCATACGTTCCACTTCCACCTTTGCCTCCTGAGCCAGGAAGCCCAGTGGTAGCTCCTGTAAATAATGTAGATGCTCCAGAGGCTCCATCAGATCCAGCATTATCACCTTCACCGCCGCCCCCTCCGCCACCCACGCAAGTTACTCTTATTTTGAATACTCCGGCAGGAACAGCCCAAGTACTAGCTCCAGTGGTTATCCTTTCAACTTCTCCGCGCCAACGGTAGTTTCTTGAATAGTCCTGTTGGGTTGCGTCAATAAGATATTTCCTTGCATAGTTTGTAGCCTCTGCTTTATAAACGCTACCAATAACCCTTACACTTGAAGCGGCAGAGGCATACCAGCCTTGGAAGTCGTCGCGCCAAGTTGGAGCTGTTGAAGTGTATTGAGCGGTTACGGTTTGACTACCAGCTGTACCGGCGGCAGTAAGTGCGATGTATGCCGTGTTGCCCGTGACGATTGAAGTCCATGTCGAGGCTTCAATTGCTTCATCGCCTGAGAAGGTAAAGAAGGCTCCAGCAATCTCAACGACTGATCCAGCCGCGATAGCCGCTGCCGCGCTTGTGGCGTATTCGGTGAGTGAAACAGCTTGAAAACCGTGTAAGGAGTCGATTATAGTAATTCCAGTAGAAATCTGTGCGCCCGCCATAGTAGCTCCTTATCGGTCTTCTTCGATTGAAATTGAATAAGTATAGAACTGCTGTCTCGCGTGAGAGAATCCAATATCATCAGAAATTGAACAGTACATCGGTTCCACTAATTCGTACCCGCGCAAGGTATCAAAATTAGCAAAGATGAATGAAGAGTGCTTGCCTACGGTATCGTAGAAGGTAAATATTGAAGATAGCGAGGTTGGCTTTGTGCGTGGGAAGGTAAGATCAATCTGCCTCCACCCATCGCCTATGCTTGCATACTTCTGCCTGTTCTTTCCATAGACTACAATATCATCGCGTTTCTTTGTCACGGTGAAATCATCGAGGGATGAAGGCGATATGTCGATGTAGTTACCTATCCAAAGTCTTCCAATTTCAAGCGCTGACGTTTGGCCTGAGAAACTAAAGCGCCAATATCGATTTGATATCGGGGTGACAAACAAGAGCATCATGCCACTATTGAATGTGATGGTCTGAGTAGATGACTGGCCTGAAGTAGTCCATACAAGACCAGCGGATATATCATCGTTTCCATTTACTACCACGGTTCCAGCACTGACCAGATTATGAGACATGATTGCAAAGATCGAGCATGAAGTGGTAGCGCCAAGATCGATTACTACGGTCTGGGTACTTGTATCGTCTGAATGCCATTTGGTAGTTAACCGTTGATCCTGGACATTCGTTACTGGATACGATCCGTCCTCAGTCGATGCTACGATTGATGCCGAGGTTACTGCGTCGATGAAATTAACATAACTGACCCTCATACGATCGCCCCCGCGCTTATTAGTATTGTTCTGTTTCTGGTAGCTGGGAATATCTTGTCAAGGAACGGCTTAGAGTCAAGCTGAACCACTAGATGAATATCACCGCCAATAGAGTTTAGTTTATCCAAAGGGATTACTGCTTCAGGCTGACCGGCTTCGGCTATCTGGGCAAGCGTACCGCCGTTCTGTGGCATCACGATACCACCTTCTGCAAGAGGCAATGGAGGTATAGGACGGGCCGCTATTGCTATGCCTTGTGCGATACCAAGTCCACCTATTATACTTGCAAGGATCGGGCCTATGATCGGTCCGGCCGTCAATGCTTTGGTGATTGCAACCGAAGTATTTATTGCCGCATCAGTGAGCGCAGTTGCTTTATCCCATATCGCTTGCTTTCGTTTTACTTCCGCTATCTTCTTGGCTTTCTCTTCTTCTGTACCGACTGAGTTTTCTATGTTTGCAATTTCATTTGAATATGCTTGATTCATTATGTCCTGAATCTGACCATAGGCATACGTCATTGAAGCTATTCTTGCTTGCTTCTCTGCTTCTATCCTTGCAAGTTCTTCTGCGTGCAAACGCTTCTTTTGTACTTCAATCTCATCAAGCGCCTTTGCTTCTGCTACAATTGCATCGCCTAAAGCATCTGCTTGTGCTTTTAGCCTTGCCTCGTATATATCTTCCCATAGCTTGAGATTATCCTCTGCGACTTTTACCTCTTCGGTAGTCATGGTTTTGGATAATTCCATGGCTTTCTTGGCGGCTAGAAGTTCAGCTTCTACTCGCTTGGTTTCAATAGCGGCAAGTTCTTCTGTTGCTCTGATATTGGCTTGTTTGCCATTATAGTTATCAGTCAATACTCTGCGTTCCTGAAGCATGACTTCAAGACTTCTCTTCTGAACGTCTACAGCTGCTGTGCTTATTCTGCTATTTGATTCTAGCTGAGTTATTAAAGTCTTTTGCAGTTCTATTTCTTTTGCTTTAGCGGCTATTGCTAGTTGTATCTGATTAAGGTCTGCCGCTCCAGATAGAGCATCCTTCATGGCCTTAGCTTGGGTTGCGGCCTTCTTGGTTTCAACTGCCACGATTGCAATGGCGGCACCGAGAGCGAGCATGGCAAGTATTATCGGATTTGCCGCGAGCCCAGCAAGAGCTAGTTTCAGTGTAGGTATTACTTGAATCAACTTTGTAATGATGAGAATAACCGGCCCGATTGATGCGGCCAATAATCCATATTGAATGATGGCTTGCTTAGTTGCTGAATCAAGAGCGGTGAACTTTCCAACCCAAGCGGTGAGAGTAGATACTATCTCTTTCAGCTTCGGCAACATCTCATCGCCGATACTTCTTCCAAGCATTACGACATTATCAACTAATGTAGACATAAGGCCGTTAAAAGTTAATGATGCCCGCTCCATACCACCGAAGAATAATCCACCTTCTTGAGTAGCAGTCTCGAATGCATCAGTTACCATGTCAGCGGATATAGCGCCTTGCTCCATTTCCTTCTTCAATACTGCCATTGTCTTGCCTGTTTTTTCGGCAATGATTGAAAGCGGGTTGAATCCAGAGTTGATAAGTTGTAGAAGATCCTGGCCCATGAGTCTGCCAGTGGATTGAATCTGAGAGAATGCAAGCGTAAGGCTTTTCAGTTTGTCAGAGTTTCCACCTGCGATATCACCGAGCATTTTGAGATTAGGTAATACTTTTTCATTAGAGATACCGAACGCGAGCATGGTCTTTGTAGCATCCGCCAAGTCTGTCATTTGGAATGGAGTCGATGCGGCTAAGTCATTAAGATCGAAGAGCAGTTTTTTGGCCTTGTCGGCACTACCTAGCATTGTTTCAAAAGCCGCCTGTTGCATTTCCATGTCACCGGCGGCTTTGATTGATGCGGCACCTATTCCAAGAATCGGAACTGTTACGAATGCGGTAAGATTTTTACCAAGTTTTTCAAATGTTTTTGTAGCTCCGATCATCTTCTTTTCAGATGCATCGATAGCGTTATTGAATTGAGTTGCATCGGCAACAATTTTGACTATCATGTCTCCCAAAGTGCTAGCCATTGTCGCCCCCTATTTCACCGTACTGTGTTCGTAGTTCATCGCGTATTTTCTTGAGTTCAGAGTATGACATATCCCTCGTGGTCTTTGGGCCGTCGTCTTTTGGTCGAGGATATTTCTGCTCTATGCCTAGATTATGGTAGAGTATTATTTGCGATAATGACATCTCCCATAGAAGATATTCCTTTGTCGCCCATGGATACAAAAGCGCCATCGATACAAACAACCGGCCAAGGTTGACGCTATCATCACCTTGGCCGGATTCTAGTTTTTTGAATGCTCCGTTACACCTTGATACGCTTGCATAAGGGCTTGCTGTATGGCCGTCGTGAACCCGTTTACCTGCCCGGCATTGGCGTTGTTCTTAAACCAATCCTCATCCATTTCTGGATATTTATGCTGGCAGAATATGGCACATAGTTTAACGCCAAGTTCAAAAGCTCTTCGCATCTCGACAGGATCGGTCTGAACCTTTTCACGGTCAAGTCCTATGAGTTCCTGCACGATAGAATCGAGATCGAACGTAATCCCGCAAGGTATGAAGGATACGTCAATCTCTTTGCCACCGATCTTTATAACGCGAGGTTCAGGACGAAGAATGTCAAGGTCAATTACT